CAGGATAATTGTAGTTATCGTGCCTTATCCTGTTTTATGGCAGAATTCCTCGCTTTTCGTGGGACGCGAACCATGAGCTTTTTTTAAAAAACTAGATATAGTAGTCCAACCTTCCCTCGTTGCCGGTTCGTTGACACCGTTTCGTGAGAGTTCTAGCGAATACCTTCCCTCATACAAATTTATCTCCTCTGGGGGAAGGTGTTTCGCTAGTTTTTTTTTAAAAACGATAATGTAGTTCCTTCCTCCTGTCTTCTCCCACAGTTTTATATTCATAGCAATTTGATGAGGACTAAGTTTAACTTTGTTACCTGTTGCAACTTTTACCTCCAAGAAAATTGTATCCAATTGTGGGCTAACACCAATAAGATCTGGGAAGCCATGCATAGTTGTTGTTTCAATTCGTAACCATTCAAATAAAGTTATGTTCTTCTTTATTAATTTAACAAAGTTTGACTCTTTCATTTTTAACTTTCTTGTTATTTTTTTTTAAAAAGTTTAGGGTTACACATATGATTAAAGTTTTTTTATTAATAGTAATGATGCATTCACCAACCATGCCTTATGTAAAATACAAAGCACTATTTTATCCTGGGCTAAAGGAGTGTGAAGTCGGTGCTGTTTGGCACGAAAACATTACTGTTGATAAAGCACTTAAAGATGGATTAAATCCTGTTATTGTAAGAACAAAATGCATTGAGATGGATATGTTCATAGCCAATGATCTAAACTCTATTCTTCATGTTCAATAAGTTTCAACTTATCCTTACTATCTTCTTTTTCTGGTTGATGTTCTATTATGTTTTCTTCTCCAACAATTGGAATACCTTTCTTTTGTAATTCATTTAATTTTTTCATTAACTCTTCTCTAGGCAAGTTTTCAATAGCACTTTCCATCCTAATGGTTGGATCATATAAACCACCTGCCTTGCCTCTTAATTGTTCAGCATTGATAGATGCAGCATAATGCTTTTCTTCCTCTGCTCGTTTGCCAAGTTCATCAAGTCGAGCTAAGTGTTTGTCCATGTTAACAGAGTATTTATTCTGTTGCTCTTTTTTCATATCATAAATAGCTTCAGCCACTAATGGATATTTATTTGGATCTTGTAGTTCATAAGCAGTCTTTCTGGCAATAGCATCAGAATAACCTGCTTTTCTTGCAGATTCAGATGCAGACTGCAAACCCATTAAACTCTTGGTGCAAAACTCATAAACAAATCTTAATTGTTTGGGAGTCAACTTCTTAGATTTTCTTCCATCTACTAATATCTTTTTCATAACTACAATATAAACTTTTTGTTTAACATTTATTCCTCGTGGCACAAAGAATAAAAACCTTGTTTTCTGCCAATTGTCTATTTTACCTTACACTTGTAGTGTAAGCCTTACACTTCTAATTTTAGAGTAGTGTAAGGTGTTTTATGGCTTGAACTAAAGGTTATTTACCTTACCTTACACTTCTTACACTTCTTTTTATTAAAAAAAAAATTTTTTTTTTAAAATCACTCTAAAAGGGCTTAGTAGTGTAAGGTAGACACAAAGGACTTCTGCAACATAGATCTACCTATACCTATTGTCGAATTAATTTATTTTAATTAAAAGATATATTAATGCAGAAGAAATGTACAAGGTGCAATCAGATTAAATACCTAGAGCTGTTTGATCGTAAAAAAGAAAACAAGACTGATGGCAGGAAATCCTGGTGTAAGGAATGTTCTTCCAAACATAGCAAAGCTGTTTGGTCAGCATATAAGCGAGACAAGGACCACGAAGCTCTGAGTGCATCTCCTTATAAATTTCTCAAGCATTGGTTAATCAATGTTAAGAAACCAAATAAGAGGGCTAGGCATCCAGTTCATCCCTCTTTATCAATCGAAGATTTAATGGATCTCTGGAACACTCAACAAGGTAAATGTGCCAAGACAGGTATTACAATGACTCATTTAAAAGGATCCGGCAAAGTAGATACAAATGTCTCTGTAGATCGCATTGATAATAATATTAAAGAGTACAACAAAGACAATATTCAACTCGTTTGTTATCGCTACAATATGATGAAACATGAAATGGATGAACCATCACTCGCTTTTTGGTGTAAAACTATTCTTCAACATGATTAGCTCTACTCTTAAACTTCTTATTATATGTATAACCATTATCATTTGTGTATTCTTATTTATTCACTTTTCGCCTTATCATACTTTCATTCGTGAATGCATTTATAATGAAACATTTCAATTTGATTTAAGTAAAGAATACTGCACTTGGTTGTACAATGAAATGAGCCAAGAAAACAATGAATGGTTGAGAGAAATGATCAAATTATTGGAAACTTACAACCCCTAAAAAAGCCCAGAAATCTCCCATAAATTAACTATATATTGTACTATATGTTATATAATGTATTAATATATTATAAATAAAGGAGAAAGAAATGAATAACTTACAAATAATACTAAACGAACTTGGTTATAGTCTAAGAAAGCATAATCTAGGTTATGAGTTAAGACATATAGATAGAGAAAACAAACATCCAGATTTAGCTGGTAAAGTTTTATTACCTTTTTATGAAAGAGATTTAGAAAGTGTTGCTTTATTTATAGCAAGAAAAGTAAAACAATTACAGGTGGCTCAATAAAGAGCCATCTCTTACAGGAGAAAGAAATGAATATTAAAATAAATGAAGAAATGATGTATCCAAACATATGGGGAATGAAAGTTGTACCTCAAACTTACTTAAAACATGGTTTTATAGTTATCACTTATGGATGGAAAGTTTTAATTAATGGTAAAAAATTTCCTAGAGCAAGAGGAGAACATTACTCTAAATCTTTTTGGGAACATAAAGGTGGAGAAAAAGCAGTAGTAAAAAAAGCAATCAAAGATTTTAGAAAAGATTGGTTAAAAAATTAACAATGGAGAAAAAAATGTTAAAAAGAAATAGAAGTGGATTATTAAAAAGAACTACACCTAGACCTCTAACAAGAGGAACAGGATTACAAAACAAAACTACACCTAGACCTCTAACAAGAGGTTTAGGATTAAAAAATGACAAGTAATTATTTAAAAAAACTTGGTAAAAGAAAAGCCAATACTCATGGCAGATGTGGAAGTAAAAAAGAAAAAAGATTAGCTTCTAAAGGTGTGAGAAAAGAAAATAAAAAAATTAACAATAAAGGAGAAAGAAATGACTATTACAATTACTAACTTAAATGACCTTAAAATTCAGAAAATAGATTCAATCGAAGATGTTAAAATTCTTGCTGATTGGTTTGTTAATAAAAAAATTAATTTTCATCCAGAAGATGATTTTACTGATTATATTAATACATATGATGGAAAAGAATCTTTTTCAATTCAAGTAGGCACTAAACTTAACAACTTATGGTTACAAGCATTTCACAATTGTAAGCAATCAGATGTTTGGTCAGTAGCTCTTCGTAAACATAAGCAATTATTGGGGGGGAAATAAATGAAAGATTTTATACAGACTCAAATTTTAACTCCAGAATTTTATAGTACTTATATACCTTATGGTAACCTCGATAATATTGTGGTTATCATAGGAGCATTATTAGGACATAAAGTGGAGAAATACATACCAAAAAAATTGCAAAGTGGATTAGGGGCAGTTTGGGGTGGTGGAATTGCAAATGCATTTTCAGACTTTGGTGGTGGAATGATAACTCTATCCTACGACTTAGCCTTTGGAACAGCATTAGGCTGTTTGATGGCATTAATTTTAATTCCAATAGTTGTGTATATTGGAAGACTAAAAACTATTATTTTAAATAAAGGAGAAATAAAATGAAAATACAATCTCAAGGTAGATTTTTTTATGTTGAATTGCCTAATGGTCAAATACTAGCAAAATATGACTATGACGAATTATTAATGAATATTAATAAAATGGGTTTTGACATTGATAAAGATAAAACTGTTACTTTAACAGTTGAAGAACATCAATTTTTAGTGGAGGAATTGGGGGAAAATAGAAATAGATCTCAAGAACTTTTAGATGATGAAATTATTTCAAATGAATCACTTGTAGAAAATAATTATGAGAAAAAATTTGAAGGCAATATTGAGGGATATAAAAGAGAAGTTAGGCTTTTTGATTCTATCTTAAAAAAACTTTAATAAGAAAGGAAAAATAAAATGAGTATAGCAAAAATTGAAAATAACTGTTGGTTTCACAATAACCATAAAATTGTTCCTAAAATGAGTGAACAATACTTACTAAAAAAAGACTTAACTATAGGAGATTGTAATTATCCTAGTGGAATGGTTGTTTATGTAAAACAATACATTGCAAGTAAAGAATATTTAGAGTTAAAGATTAATCTTAAATCAATTCCTGAAGAGAAATTTCCTTTGCTCCACGAAAATTTGGATAGTGTTATAATTAAATTACAGTCTACAAAACAACTTAATGAAACTCAATTTTCAGTTGATTTTTTTTATGATTACTTTGAGGAGTTAGATAAGGATATGACTTTAGATGACCTTGATGAAGTAAAGGATGCAATGGATGATTTTAAAAATGCTGTTCGTACACTTAATACTGTACTTGATGGAATGAAGGGGGATTCTAATTGTTTAATTGCTAATGAATATCCATTGGGTTTATCTTATTATGAATGGGTGTTATCAATGGATGAATGGTTTGACTCTGTAGATGACAATGTTAAGTCATACAAGAATGCTATTACAACTGTTAGAAAGGAGAAATAGTGGTTAAAATAATTGACTTTAAGGAAGTGAGAAAAAAAGACAAAGAAATAGAAACCTTAAAAATACTAATAGAAAAAAAGGATAATACTATTGTAAGTCTACAAAAACAATTGGATAACAAGTGTGTTGAAATGATACATTTGAGAAAACAACACTACAAACTAAGAAAGGAAGAAGATACTTTTATTGATAAGATAAGCGAATTAATAACTAAGAAAGGAGAAAGAAGATGAGTAATCATTACAAACCAAAAGTAAAAAAATGTGTTAATTGTCAAGGCGATTTTGAGGTTAAACAATTTCCTTATAATATGTTTATTGATAAAAAACCATGTACCTTTTATCATACTGAAGAGGGTTATTTTTGTTCTGAAAAATGTTCTAAAGAATTTGGAATAGCTTGTGCTGAACAAGGAGTTAGACGATTAGGTCAATCTTTGGTAAGATACAAAAAGGGAGATAGGAGGGCATCATGATAGTTAAACCACAATTTAGTGTTATTGATAACGACACTCCAATGGTTACTGTTACTGTTGGTAATGAAACATATCCTCCTATTACAGTAAAAAAAGATAAAGAACTTATTGAAAAAGCCAATAAACATAAAAAATCATTGAATAGAAAAAACCCTATTCCACGAAATTATTTATATTGTTTATGGGTTTCTGTGTATCAGGAGTCAGATTATAATTTTTATTTAGATCCAATTCATTTACGAGTATTCGATTCAAAATGGAAAAGAGCTATTAGCAACTTTATTTCTTCTTGGAGAAGAGATAAGAAAGGAAAAAATGTTAAAACCAAAAACACATCATAATCAACAAATAACCACAAAAACTAAAAATTTATTAGATAAGCTTTGTAAAAAATCAAAGTTATCTCGACCTATGCAATTAGAAAAAATTGTGGAAGATGAATATCGACATAAAAAATTTGTTAACTATGTGGAAAATAAATATGGTTCACCTAATCAACAAAAAACTTAGGATCTTCTTTAAGGGGCTTTAGGATTTTTTCTAAAGCCTCTTTTCCTTCTATCAAAACATGTTGCCAATCTTCTTTAGATATAACAGTATCATGAGTAGGATCGTAGAATTTTAAAGACACATTACCACATTTGGGGCATTCATGTATTTTTCGTAGAGGACTATTAGGTAATAACATAACCTTTGCCTTTTTTTAAATTTTAGCGAATTATAAGTAATTTTTTTAAAATTAACAATAATTAATTATCTTACCCAAGTAATAATAACATGTCGATCACCATTAGAAACAGGTGTAATAGCATGGGGAAAACAAAAATTACTTGGAAAAACAATTGCACTACAAGACTTTTTTGAAATTATTTTTTCTCCTTCAAAAAAACTAAAATCACCTCCATCATAATTATCATTTAATATTAGAGAACAAGTAAGTATTCGAGCTTCTTTAGTACTAGAAAAATCAACATGTTCTTTATATTCTTGTGAATGTTTCCCCATATACAAAACATGATCCCATCCTGTTGTATCTCCCTTAACAGAATTAAAATACTTAAATTCTTTAATATATAATTTAAATACATTCATAAAAATGTTGCTAATCTCTGAATTAAATTCATAATCAAGTTTTTTGACTAAACAATTACGATGCTTATTGACTTTACCATTATCAGTAGTAGCCTGATAAAAAGCTAAATTTGTTTTGTTAATAATTCTTGTGGCTAATTCAACTGGAACAATATCTTTATATTCTTTAATGTAATTACTAGTATACCTATACTTTTTTGTCATTTTTCTTTTTGTTGATGAATTTTATATTTTTTGAAGAGTTTTGGATCAAGCAGTGGCCCGAAATAGTATGCACTACCACCGTCACCTTCTTCCCAGGTTTGGATAAAATGTTTGTTGTTTTTAACCTCTCCTTCAGACTTACATACCCAACATTGTTTAATACTTTTTTCAGCTTCAAAAGATAATTGTAAATATCCATTACCACTACATTGAGTGCAGATCATTGCATTCTTGCTTGGCA